ATAATATCATTAAGGTCTGCACCAAAAGAATTGGTTTTTAATTCTACTTGCATTGTATATTCATCAGAAAAAGTATGAATGATAGATGTAATTAAATATTTTCCTGTTTGCATTTTATCAATTGGATCAGAAACATTATCTTCTGCACCAGTTTTATTAACAGTTATCTTTATTACATTACCAGATTCTAATTTAAAATTACCTGAAATAACTATATCGTGTGTTAAAGTATCTTCTGTTGAAATATATGCTTGACATTTACTAATATTATCAACAGATGGGTTGTGATAATTAAATTGGTTATCACCATATGATAAAGAATTTGTAGAAATAAAATAATTCTTTCCATTTGGAAAACTATTTACTTGTCTACCATCATATTGATCCGTATTATTTTTATTTGGAAAAGGATCGTGGGGATTTAATTTTCTTATACCGCCATAAATATATTCCGAACCTTTTTTATTATATGTTTTAGTAGCGATATCTATATTTCTAGTGTTAGATGAAAATGCGCCTTCACTAGTTGCAACAAATTTAGATAAATTTAAATCAGAACTTAATTTTCTGATTCGTCTTGAAGTTTCCTTAAAATATTCTGCACTACCAATAGTTGAAGTTAAAACAGGAGAGTGTATATATTCTGCAGAAACATCTTGATCTGCAAAGTCTTCATATGATTTGTACTTAACTTTACCTACTAGTGTTTCATAAAAATAAAATGGAGCACCTGCAGTAGTAAAAGAATTTTTATTCAACCAATTAATTGCTGCAAGAGGCCTTAGTTTGGGAATAATACATTTAATATTTTTATCAGTAGATGTGTTTATATCCATCTCTTTGATTTTTAAATCTGCTTTACAAATCTGCTTTACAATATTACCTATAGTACCTTCTTTAAATTCATTTAAGGTCTTTGTATTATTAATATAAACATGTTTTGAAACAGCACGAATTTGATAACTAGAAGAACCGTTTCTCGTTCTAGCAAAATTTACTATTTCTGAAGTATAAAAAGTGTGTTTATGTTTTTCTACGTCTTTTGTTTCAAGATCTTGTCTTTTTATTAACAGTTCGATTTTTTCATCACCATTTAATTTTACTGATTCAAATAAATTAACACCGTCAAGTATTACCATTGACAAATCAATAGAAGAAGTGTATATACTTTCAGTAATAATTAGTTTAGTTATTAATTCTCGTATTTCAATTACTGTGCCATTAGACGCAGTAAGTTTACATGATGAAATGATGTATGAACTTGGAGTAACTCCAGAACTACCAATTAATCTAGTTGTATTTCTTACTTGTGCCATTAACTAATATCCTAGTTATTATTTATGAGTTCTTCAAATTTATCTACGAATTGTGTAATATATTCTGGAGCGATAACTCGCATTCTTGATCTTTCATCATTACTTTCTTCTAAGTGAGCTCTATTAGTAATATATTTTAAATCACTAGATGGTTCATTACCTTCAACGAAGACACCATTATGTTGTATTCTTTTTTCTGGATCACCTTCAGTATAATACGAATACGGAGCATCTATATATTTAAAAACCTCATAAGTATCAACTGAATCCTCACTCTGACTGCCAGTAACTACTTCAACTAAGTTTGGTACAGAATTAGGATCACCTTGGAATGCCCCTGTGCAATCTTGGACAATTAGTTGATTCATATCAATATTTTTCTTTGTAAGAGTACCTGTGGCTAAACTACTAGAACCAGTAATGGTTTCTCCTAAAGTAAATCTACCTGCTAAAGAATTTTGAAAATCTGTTACTAATTGGTCAGTATTTCTTATAACAACTGGTCTAGTGGTAATTGCAAACCCATTATATTCAGTCTTCATGTAATTAAATAAATCTTCTTGTGACATAGGCCAGGAAGCAAGACCGTCATGTAAATATTCGTTTACAATAAAGAATGTCCAATAATAGTCTGGTGTTCCGTATAATCTTTGTGATACAATATCAGGTCTTTCGCCATTTTTGATTTCGTATAATTTATACGCAGATATATCATCTACAAATTCTCGTAATGGTCTAACCGATCTATAGATATTAACTACATTCTGGAGAACACCAGTATTTTTTAAGTCGTAACCTATTTTTGGGAATATTTTAAAAAATGCCATTAATTGCCTCCGGTATCTTCTGACGTTGTTGTACCTTCTTCACTATCTTCTGAATCTTCGGATTCTTTTGGGTATAAATCTTGTCTTATTAGTGCTTTGACTTCTTGGAAAGTACATGCAATATCCACTTCAACAGGTTGACCTTTATCGTGGAATGCATTAGTAGTTGAGTTATAAGTAGTATTAAATGTTACTAAGTAGCATTCAATTATTTTTGGCATATACTTATTAGGTTTTGAGCCATTATAAAATTCTATTTTAAATCTATTAGGATATTTTAAAGTATTTGCACCAGCATCATCGGGGTACATATTCTCTCTAAATAAATTTTCTATTGCAAGTGCAGTATCTGCTTCTGATGAACTTTCTGAAACTAATTTAAAAGTGAAACCAAAGGATCTGATATTAGAACCAGTATATTGTGTTTCAGTATATGGGTTAGTCGCAATTCCTTTACGTAATTGTGTAGCTCCACCAAGAAGAGCTCCAACTGTTGAAGAACCTAGACTATTACCTATTAAAGCACCGGATGAAGCAACACTATTGGTAATATCTGCTTCAGTTACAGTACCACCTGCAATTGCAGCATCCTCAAATGCACCTACTAAACCTAAATCCATAGTAGTATATGCTGCAGCATCAGGCACACTAAAGCCTTGTGGAATAAATAAATGAACAGTAGGGCCGTCATTATCTTCATTCAAAACTTTAAATCTTACATGTGCAGAACCACCATCCGCTTCAGCCCTCAGTCGTTCTGGAAATGTAATAATGACAGGACTATCTTCAGCCTTATCACTGTTATTTGTATTTGCTACACCATCTGTTTCGGCCATAGTTATTTACCTTATAAATAATAATTTACACTATACAGGTATTTATAATGGCTTATAAAGGGAAATATACAATTAAGAACAAACGAAAATATATGGGAGATCCTACTAAGGTAGTCTATCGTTCTCTATGGGAGAGACAAGCATTTAGATGGTGCGAATCAAACCCCCATGTGAAGAAGTGGAATAGCGAAGAGATTGTCGTTCCATATAAATGCAAAACAGATAATAAACTTCATAGATACTATGTAGACTTGTTAATTGAACTGGATAATAAAGATATTATTTTGGTTGAGATTAAACCAAAGAACCAAACTATACCACCAAAGAAAACATCTCGTAAAACTAAAAGGTATGTTAACGAAGTTACCACTTATATAAAGAACACATCCAAATGGACTGCAGCACAACAATATGCAGACCACAAAGGGTGGAAATTTCAAGTATGGACAGAAGATACTTTAACCAATCTTGGTATAAAGCTACTAAAAGGTTAATATAAATAGTTATATGGCATCAATATTCGATACAATCAGTGCAGCGGCTTTTAGGGCAGGAATCCGATCTAGGACTCCTAAGTCAGAAGAATGGTTTACGTCAAAGGTAAGAGAACTAGCCATGCCTTCTAGGACTAAAATACTAAAGGATGATGCATTAGAAAAACGTAGTAAACCTCTAGTAGGTGATATGTGTATGTATTTTTATGATCCTAAAACAAAGGAAACACTACCATATTACGATAGATTCCCTTTGACTATTATAGTTGGTCCTGCCCCAGGCGGATTTACTGGATTAAATTTACATTATATTAACCCAGTGGCTCGTGCAAGACTACTCAACGAGTTATTCAAACTTGCACCTAAAGAATTAAAACCAGATAGTAGAATAATGAGACTACGTTATGATTTACTACAAGGTGTACGAAAGTATAAAGAATTTGAACCATGTTTCAAAAGATATTTAACATCTCATGTTAAGTCACAGATATCAAGAGTACCTATGACAGATTGGGAAACAGCCATATATCTACCAATACAACAATTTAAAAAGAAAAGTTCCAGAACAGTCTGGGCCGATTCCAGAAAAATATATCAGAGTTAACATATGTCAATAGATAAATTAACAAGTACTATAGGAAAGCGTGGCGGTCTCGCCAAGGCAAATAGATTTCAGATTATCTTTACCCCACCTCAAGGTGGTTTATTAGGTGCAGGCGGCCTTGTTGGTGCATTAACTTCTGGTGGTGGTCTTAAATCTATGATTAATGACCCAAGAGATATATCTCTCTTATGCGAAAATGTAGTGCTTCCTGGCAGACAGGTTAGTACATTAGATTATATAGCAGAAAAACAATCAGTAAAAGTACCTTATACTTTCATTAACGAAGATGTACAATGCTCATTTTTACTAACCAATGATTATTACATGAAAACAATGTTTGATGGTTGGTTAGAATCAGTATTTGATAGTAATAAGTATAAAGCAAAATTTAAAAAAGATTTTACTTCAGATGTTGTAATACAGCAACTGAATGAAAAGAATGTTCCAATATATGGTGTTAGGTTAGAAAATGCATTTCCGACCACTGTTGCTGGAATTACTCTGGACAATAACAGTGAAAGTGCTGTCCAGAAATTGAACGTAACATTCAGTTACGATAATTATGTACCGGAAGGTCCACTATCTTCAACCTTATCAGGTTTGAGAAGCGCACTAGAACGTATATTTTAATATAATTTTAGGAGATTATAATGGCATTACCAAAAATGAGTGTCCCTCGTTATACGGTTGAATTACCGTCAACAGGGAAACAGTTGAATATGAGACCTTACTTGGTAAAAGAAGAAAAGGTATTAATGATTGCACTAGAGTCCAACGACCCTGTGCAAATAAGTGAAGCAGTAAGAGGTATTATTGAAACTTGTTATGAGTTGGATAGTATAGAAGACCTTACAGTATTTGATATTGAAATGTTATTCTTACAACTGAGAGGAAAATCAGTTGGTGAAGAAATGAAGATTCAAGTTAAATGTAAGGAAGAAGAATGTGGACATATGAATCCACTTTCAGTTAATATTGATGATATCACTGTATATAGACCAAAAGATTCTGATGGTACTATACAGTTTGAAGGTACTAATATCGGAGTAAAGATGCGGTACCCAACAGCTGATGTAATTAGGAAAATTAATCCTGAAAAATTTGAATCAGTTGAAGGTGTAATGGACTTAATTGTCGATTGTATCGAAAGTATCTTTGATGAAGATAATGTATATAATGCGAAGAACGAAAAGAGGGAAGACTTGGTAGAATTTATTGAGGGTTTAAGTTCAGAACAATTTAAACTTATTCAAGCATTTTTCCAGGATACTCCTAGTGTAGCGTACAACGCTGTAATTAAATGTGGTAAATGTAAGACGGATAATGATATAGAGCTAAAAGGACTTAACAGTTTTTTTTCATAAGCCTCTCACATGAGAGTTTAGAGAACTTTTATCAGACCAACTTTGCATTAATGCAACATCATAATTACAGTTTAGGTGAACTTGAAGGTATGTTACCATGGGAGAGGCAAATATATGTTGCTCTATTAAAACAACATATAGACGAAGAAAATTTAAAACAGAAGTCCAAAACTGGATATAGAGGTATGTAATGGAAGAAGAAATTAAAGCAAGTGGTCACCATCCCGCTGATACCAATGGTGATGGTAAAGTATCTAAGGCAGAACAAGAAATGTACTTAGAATTTAAGAGAAAGGAACTTGATGACCAAGATGCCATGAGAGATGCGCAGAGAAAAATGGCGTGGTTTGCTCTTGGTGGTATGTTACTATATCCATTCGCCGTAGTAGTCGCGTCTTTAGTGGGGCTTGATCAGGCACAAAAAACTTTAGGGGATATGGCACCAACATATTTTGTTGCCGTAGCAGGTATTGTTGCAGCATTCTTTGGTGCACAAGCCTTTAACAAGAAATAGGTTATAACATATGAAAGATAATCCTACACCACCAGAAAAAGACGGATTAGAAAAACTAATCGAACTTATGGGCGAGAATAATCGCTCTACATCCGAGATCGAGCGTGATGGTAGAAATACTAGACGTCATTTATTAGAGATGAAAAAAATCCAACAAGCATCGTTGGAGATGAGTGATAGGGTTAATACTGGTTTTGATAATTTCTTTGAAACCATGAATGCTAATAAATTGGGTGATAAAGAAAAAGCCAATGAACGTGCAAGTATCTTTGAAGAAATACGTGATGAATTAAAAGAAATGCGATCGTCCGGTATACCACAAAATGGTGGTAAAGGCGGCGGCGGTGACGGTTTATTAGGTGGTGCTGGAAAATTATTCGGTGGTATTGGATCCGCAGGTATTGGTGTAGGTGCTGCAGCAGCAGGTATAGCAGCAGTATTCGCTTCAAGTGCTTTCTTACTTGATAAATTAGAAGACATGGATGCTAAAAAGATTGTAGCCAATGTTGTTGAATTAGTATCACTTAATGATGCTTTAGGTGGTAAGGGAGAGGCATTAAAAGAAGGTGGTACTCTTGCTCTTGTCTTGGGTGGTATCGGATTAGGTCTACTTGCATTTAGTGCAGGAGCGGGTGGTGCTGCATTAGTTCAAGGTGCAATTGAAAAGTTTGAAGGCGAAGGATGGGTAGATAAAATTAAAGGTAATATTGTAGACCTTTTATCTATTGCAGATTTGCCTGGTTTAACAATCGAAAATGTTGCAGGTGTAGGAGCTACTCTTGGGGCCTTAGGATTCGGTCTACTCGCATTTAGTGCAGGATCAGCCACTGGTGTTGCCGTAACTGGTGCAGATGAAGCAATTAAAACATTCTCGGGTAATGATGGGTTTGCAAAATCTATCAAAGAGAATGTAGAGACACTACTGTCTATAGACACAAGTGGTGGTAGTAGTTTAAAAATTGCAGGAACCATGG